AGGTGGGGGAAACCTTCACCGATCACGAGGGTACGTTTGTGGTGGACAAGGCTCGTGCTGAACGGGTCAAGATTGCCATCGAGTACATCCGTGAGCAGTCCATGAACGGCATGTTCAAAGTCATCTCCGAACAGAAGGTTGACCCCGAGCACCTGCTGGGTCGCAGTGACTTGTCAGGTACAGTGGACTGTCAAATCATCGGTGGTGACACCCTTGAGTTGATCGACTACAAAGACGGCATGGGCATCGTTAGCGCAGAAGGCAACTTGCAGCTTGAACAGTACGCATACGGTGTGCTGGCAGGCTTCAAGTTGCCCGTTAACGGCAACTACCCATTCGTGATTGTTCGCATGACCATCATCCAGCCCAAGCTGGCCCTGCGCGGCATGCCTGCAATCACCTCGCATGAAATTTCCGTGCGTGACTTGATGGCGAACATGGGTACAATCATTACCCAGGCTGCTGCAACTGACAAACCAGATGCACCGCTTGTACCGGGTGACAGTCAATGTAAATTCTGCCGTGCCAAGGGTTCCTGCTCTGCACTGGCAAACAACGTAATGAAAGAGGTCGGGATCATGTTCCAACCAGTCGTAACGCAAACACTCGATGTCGCACAGCAAAGTGCCGACAAAGATCCATCCACGATGGACGATACCCAGATCGCACAGATCATGGAAGCTGCTCCCCTGATGCGTCAACTCCTCGAAGGTGTCGAGGCTGAAGCACTGCGCCGCATGCAAGCCGGTCAAACCATCCCCGGTCTCAAGCTGGTCAATGGTCGTGGCTCTCGTGCATGGGCGCTACCTGAAGCTGAGATGGCCGAGAAGCTGATCAAGATGGGCATCCCCAAGGGCGTTGTCTACGAAACCAAACTCGTGTCCCCTGCGAAGGCTGAGAAGCTGACTTGGGAAAAGCGTGATGGCACCAAGGTCCAATTGACCGAGCGCCAATTAAAACGCATGGACCAAGAGTACGTAGCCAAGATGGCTGGCAAGCTCACCGTGGCCCCCGAATCTGACAGCCGACCCGCTGTCGTCATGAATGCTGCGCCGCTGTTCAGCGCAGTAGATGCAGCACCCGCTGCTGAATCCCTGCCCTCGTGGCTTTCTTAAACTGGAGTAACTGTAATGTCCGAAATCATTTTCTTGTCCGATGTCCGTTTGTCTTTTCCTCACATCGCTGAACCTCAGAAGCAGGTCAACGAGCAGACCGGCAAAGAGCGTATCAGCTACAACTGCGAGTTCATCATGCCGCAAGAGCATGCTGGTTTTGTGCAGTTCATGCAGCGTTATGGCGCGATGGCTGTTGAGAAGTGGAAAGAGCACGCCCAGACCGTCATGGGTATGATCCAACAGGATCGCAAGACCCGCTGCTTTGGCTTGGGTCAAGAGAAGATCAACAAGAAGACCTTCCAACCCTACGATGGCTATGCAGGCAATGTGTTTATCACCGCTGGTCGTGACACTGCACCGCAGATGATCCAGGCTGACGGCTCACCTGTTGACCCATCGAACACCATGGCGTACATGCAACTGGCACGCAAGATGTACGGTGGTTGCCGAGTCAACGCCGCCATCAAGCCCTGGCCACAGGACAACAAGCATGGCCGTGGCATCCGCTGCGACTTGATCGCTGTCCAGTTCTTCAAGGATGACACACCCTTCGGTGAAGGTGCCGTGGACGCATCGAACCTGTTCGGCGCTGTGGCCGGTGCTGCTCCTGCTGGCTTTGGTGCCGTGGCTCCTGCGATGCCCGCTGCACCGTTTGCTGGCCTGCCATCCTTCCTGGGTGGTCAGTAATTGAATCGGGGCCACTGCCTCTGGGGGTTCCTGGGGGACCGGCCAGTGGCTCCACCTTTTGAGTAACCGTAATGAGTAACGACTATGTCTTCGACATCGAAACCTACCCCAACGTCTTCACGCTGGCGGTGGAGCATGCAGAAGCGCCGATCCGATGGGCTTTTGAAATCACACCTTGGCGCAACGACTCCAAAGAAATCATCGCGTTTCTCCAGTATCTCAAGGATACGGATGCCCGCATGGTCGGGTTCAATAACCTGGGGTTCGACTACCCCGTCCTGCATACGCTGATCCGCATGGGTCACAGCGATGCCTTCACGCTGTACCAGAAGGCCATGGCCATCATCACCTCGCAAGATGACAGCGACCGATGGATGCACATGGTCAACCCCAGTGACCGATTCATTGAGCAGGTGGACCTGTTCAAGATTCACCACTTCGACAACAAGGCCCGCGCCACCAGCCTCAAGGTGCTCGAGTTCAACATGCGCTCTGACAACATCGAGGACCTGCCGTTCAAGGTGGGCACCGAGTTGACACAGGAGCAGGCCGTCAAGCTCAAGCAGTACAACGCGCACGATGTGGCGCAGACCAAGCTGTTCCTCGGGCACACCGCTGACATGATCAAGTTCCGCGAGGAGCTGTGCCGCCTGTACCCAGGCAAGGACTGGATCAACTACAACGACACCAAGATCGGCAAAGAGTTCTTCGCCATGAAGCTCGAGGAAGCCGGTGTCACGCTGTACGACTTCGGCCCCAAGGGACGCACACCTCGGCAGACCCCGCGCCCCCAGTTGGCGCTCAAGGACGCCGTTCTACCCTGGATCACATTCGAGCAGCCCGAGTTCACACGGGTGCTGGGCTGGCTCAAGGACCAAGTGATCACTGAAACCAAAGGGGTCTTTGATGACGTTGTTGCTCGGGTTGATGGTTTTGAATTTGTGTTTGGCCTTGGTGGCATTCACGGCTCTGTTGAGTCGGAGGTTATTGAGTCCGATGCTGACCATGTCATTGTTGATCTGGATGTCAGTTCTTACTACCCTAACCTGGCGATCAGCAACCGGTTCTATCCTGCCCACTTAGGCGAGTCGTTCTGCGACATCTACAAAAACTTGTACGAACAGCGCAAAACCTACGCCAAAAACAGCGCAGAGAACGCCATGCTGAAGCTGGCGCTCAACGGTGTGTACGGTGACAGCAACAACCCGTTCAGCGTGTTCTATGACCCTCTGTTCACCATGAGCATCACGCTCAACGGGCAACTGCTGCTGTGCGTGCTGGCCGAAGGGATGATGCACATCGACGGGTTGAAGATCATCCAGGTGAACACGGACGGCATGACCGTGCGGGTGCCCCGCGCCAACAAGTGGCTGGTGGACACGGCACGCGCTGCATGGGAGTCGCGCACCGGTCTGCAACTGGAGGAGGCGATCTATTCGCACATGTTCATCCGTGACGTGAACAACTACATCGCACGGTACGAAGACGGCAAGGTCAAGCGCAAGGGTGCCTACGAGTACAAGATGGGCTGGCACCAGAACGCTGGTGGTCTGGTGGTGCCCAAGGTGGCCGAGAAGGTGCTGATTGATGGCGCACCGATCCGCGAGACTGTGGAGCAGTGGCCGCACATCATGGACTTCATGCTGCGCACCAAGGTGCCACGGTCGAGCTATCTGGCCATCGAGCACGATGGTGTGGCATCACAGCTTCAGAACGTCACGCGCTACTACATCGCCAAAGATGGTGGGCACCTGTTCAAGTGGATGCCGCCATTGAAGGCCAAGCCTGGCGTGTGGCGCAAGATTGGCGTGGAGTCGGGGTGGGGTGTGCAGCCCTGCAACGACATTCAAGATGCTGGCAAGTTGCCGGTGGACTTTGACTATTACATCAGAGAAGTGGAGAAGCTATGTCTGGGATTGGCATGAACGCATTGGACAAACAAGTTGACGGCAACCACTACAAGGATCTGCCGATTCAACCCATCGAGTACATCCACGCCAACGCGATGGGGTACATGGAAGGCAACGTGGTCAAGTACGTCAGCCGCTGGCGCAAGAAGAACGGCATCGCTGATCTGGAAAAGGCCAAGCACTACATCGAGATGCTGATTGAACTGGAGAAGCGCCGTGCTGGAAAAACAGATTGAAGCCAAGGTCTGCGACTACGCCAAGACCAAAGGTGTGCTGGCGTACAAGTTCACCAGCCCTGCCCGTGCCGCTGTGCCTGATCGTCTGTTCATCGGACCTGATGGGCGCATGTGGTTCTGCGAGTTCAAGCGCGAGGGTCAGGTGCCCACGCCAGCGCAGTATCGGGAGCACGACAGGCTGCGCCAGCAGATGGTCAACGTCTTTGTGATCGACAACGTAACCGAGGGTAAATTGATGATTGATGTAATGGTGATGGGATGCTGACACCTGACCTGCTCCACGGCTACCAACAAAAAGCCGTCAACTTCCAATGCACCCACCCCAACTCGATGCTGTGGCTCGACATGGGACTGGGCAAGACCGTGATCACATTGACCACGTTGGCCCACCTGATCCGCACCCAGTTCCTTCGTGGCGTGATCATCGTGGCTCCGATTCGCGTCATCCGGCTGGTGTGGCGTCAAGAGGCTGCGAAGTGGGAGCACACCAAGCACCTGCGGTTCAGCATGATCACGGGCACCAAGGACCAGCGCACCCGTGCCCTGCTGCGTCCTGCTGACGTGTACATGATCAACTACGAGAACCTGGGCTGGTTGGCCGAGACTCTCCAGACCTACTTCGTCAAGAAGGACAAGCCCATGCCGTTCAACGGTGTGGTCTGGGACGAGATCAGCAAGTGCAAGAACTCAGCGACCAACAGGGTCAAAGCCGTCAAGAAAATCTTGGACAAGTTCGACTGGACCACCGGCCTCACCGGCACCCCTGCCAGCAATGGCTACAAGGATCTGCATGGCCAGTTCTTGGTGGTGGACAGGGGTGAGCGCCTGGGCACCAGCAAGACCCAGTTCAAGACACGGTTCTATCGCAAGGTGGGTCCGTACAAAGAGCTGCCCTATGACGACACCGAGGACACCATCAAGAAGCTGATCGGTGACATCACGCTTGAGATGAGCGCAGAGGACTACAACCCACTGCCTGACCTCATGGTCAACAACATCGAGATCGAGATGCCCGATGACCTGCGGGTCAAGTACGAGAAGATGGAAAAAGAGTTCTTCATCCAGCTCGACAGCGGCACCACGGTCGAAGCGTTCAACCAGGCGTCACTGACCAACAAGTGTCTCCAGTTCTCCAACGGTGCCATGTACCCCGTGGCAGGCATGCCCCTGTGGGAGCCGGTGCATGACCTGAAGCTGCAAGCCCTTGAGGACATCATCGACGAGGCCAACGGCTCACCGATCCTGTGCGCCTATGCCTACCGGTCAGACGCCGCCAGGATCATGGAGAAGTTCAAGCACCTCGATCCGATCAACCTGACCGAGTGCAAGAGCGAGACGTCTTTGACCAACGCCATGCACCGGTGGAAGACGGGCGATTGCCAACTGATGATCGGCCACCCTGCGTCGATGGGTCACGGGATCGACGGCCTTCAAAAGAATGGCCACATCCTCGTGTGGTATGGCCTCAATTGGTCGCTGGACCTGTACGAGCAGTTCAACGCCCGTGTGCGCCGCCAGGGTCAAGGGGTGCCGGTGATCTGCCACCGCATCATGTGCCAGGCCACACTGGATCAGGCGCAGGCATTGGCACTTGATGAAAAGGCCACCACACAAGCTGGATTGAGAAACGCCATCAAAGAATACCGCATTTCCAAAAATGTGTGATACACTGTGCAACACCAACAACTGGAGTAAATGTAATGATTGAACAACTGAAGAAACTGTGGACCACACCAAGCGCGGAGGCCATTGCCCTGCGCGAACTTGAGGACGCCAAGCGTCAGCTTCTCGAGTCGCAGACAACACGCGAATACGCTGAGTCCATGTGCAAGTTCCGCGAACAACAGATCAAACGCTTGACTGCGTACATCAAGGGGCTGGAATGAACATCGTCGTGTATAGCAAGAAGGCGTGCCCAAACTGTGAGCGTGCAAAGGCATTGTTGGAAAGCAAGAAGCTCAGTTACGTTGAGCGAAGCATGGACGATACTGGTGAGCGTATGGCATTCTCCATGCTGTATCCAGACATCCGACAGATGCCGCAAATCTTCATTAACCAACAGCGTGTCGGCGGTTTTGAAGGCCTGCAAGCTGCACTCAAACAGGTAAACCTATGAAATCGAATTTCCAACGTACTGCCGAGTGGCTCAAGGCCTGTGGCAAAGAGCCAACACCCGAGAACCTGAGCGTCCAGATCGGATGTGACATTGAGGAATACTGCGAGTTCCTCAAGACCCTGCGCACGGACAGCGAAGGGTACGCCAAGCTGCTGGAGCGCACCCGCATCGACCTCGAGTGGTTTGCCAGCAAGCTCAAGCGCCGTGAGCAGTCGGTCTACATCCCCACCCACCTGCGCGTCGATGCACTGGATGCCCGATGCGACATCCAGGTCACTGGTGACGGTGTGTCCTACTTGGCAGGGTTTGACAAGGATGCCGCAGATCAGGCGGTCCTGGCCAGCAATGATGCCAAGCTCGTGGACGGCAAGCCCGTGATCCTCGATGGCGGCAAGATCGGCAAGCCCGAAGGCTGGAAGCCACCAAACCTGCGGGAATTCGTGTGACCAAGTTCGCATCCAAGATCAACCCGTTCACCGGCGAGCAGCTTGTGAAAGTCGTGCCCATACCCAAGGTTCACTCCAAGGCCAAGGGCACGACCAAATACGACGACAAGTTCGAGCAGCTCCTCGATTTCCAACAAGCCATTCAGATGCCTGAAGATGAGTTTGGTGGCCTGCGTAAAGCGCTGCAACGATTCATGGACAACAAGGGCATTCGAGCCACGGTTTCCATCAGGCAGTTCAAAGACTACCGGACAAAAACCTACACCGTGTGGCTCGTCAATGAGCCACCCAAGGTGGTGATCAAACGCAAGGAACCAAAATGACATCCGTTGGCCGACCCGCACTTGTCAAAGGTGAGATCAGGTGCAAGACATCTGTGAGCCTGACGCACGCACAACAGATCCAACTGCGCC